CTTGCATAGTTATTTCTAATGTTTCCATGTCTTCGTGCCAAACTATTACCTCTACATGTGTTTCTAACATATTAATCATCTACTCCGAAAATACTCACGAAAAATAATATTGGGGTCGCAATACTAAGAGCAATAAACATAAACACTTTTTGTTTGTATTCAATACTAGGCCAGTTTCTTTCTATAAATTTAGATATAAATTGCGCATAGATAAGTGCAACTGTGCAAAGTAATAAATAAATTACATGCATCATTTCAAATTTTAGTTCTATCATATTTTCATCTCCTTCGCTTTAAATGCCGCACTTCTAATTGCTTCTCTTGCACTTGCAGTAATGCTTTCTGCTAATTTAACATTAGACCAACCGAAACCAGAAAAAGCCAAAACGCCATAAAAAGAAGCCATTAATCTTTTGACCGCCATTTGATTATTATTCCACTTTTGGTATTCATCACTTCCGCTTAATCTTGCTTCTTTCATCAAACGCTTATATTCATTTCTTAATTCTTTTAATTCTAAAACTGCTTTAGGTAAAAGCCCTAACTTATCCGTTTTGAAATATACCATATCTTCTTTATCACTATGACTAAAATCTTTGGGAGTTGCTAAGTTAGCCCCAAAAGCAGTGGGTGTTTCGCTAATAGTTTCAAAAGAAATATTCCTAGCCAATATCATTGAAGGATATAGTCCAGCAAAGTCAAAGGCCGCTACTCCTAAATGAAGTCCATTGGTATTTTCACTTAATGGATTATATACCATAGCACCTTGATAAGTTAAAGAAGATTTACAGTTAGAACATTCCTTTGCCTTTTTATCATTGATGTAGCCACAACTAGAACACTTTCTATTTTTAGGTCTCTGTCCTGTAGGGGCTTTCCACCAAGCATTTCTCATGAAATAAATACTAGACATATGGCTAGCATAAAAGCAAGAATCAAATGGTGCAACTAGTAATCTTTGTAGGGCAATAATAGCCTCACTACAAAAATTAGTATCGTCTATTTCTACCATTAGTTCTACATCTATCAAAGCATATTCAAGATAAGTTTCTGTATCTTCTAGCCAAGCCCTTCTAAAGAACTCATTCTTATCGGGGAATTTACTAGATACTAATTTATTTTTACCAAGAATACTTTCTGAAATATAGTCTAAACTAAGAGAGGGCAAAGTTCCTCTTTGTGAATCATTCCACTGTCTTTCAAAAGCCAAATCTAAATTAAGACATAATCTCCCACCAATCGGTTGAGAGATTGGCGAGAAACCATCTTTATTTTTAAATTCAAAACCATCTTTAGTTGTTTTAATATCTGCCACTTTTTTAATCGGTGACAATACCAAAGGGTTAAGATTTAACGCACAACACCTTTCTAATAATTTAGGTAAATCGAACTGTAGGCCAAACCAAGCAATTAGCATATCGGGGTCTTTTGCAGTTAGCGTAGTCATAAAATGTTGAAGCATTTCCCTTTCAGAACCAAAAACATATTTTGATTTTGTCTTTTCAAGTTCTTTGAATTTATTAGGAAACCAAACCCAATGATGATACTGCTTATCATAATTATCATACGCTACAATAGTAGTAATACAACCATGATATTCCCCGCCTTGTTGCCATTCCATATCCCAATACCATTTACGCATTTTGTATTCTGGTAATTCAGACAAATTATCTACAGCGTATCTTCTATGATATGGAACATCTGCTTCCCATGTTTGCATAAAAAGATTTACTGATTTTTTTATATCTTGATATTCTTCGACATATACTTTCTTTAGTTTAGTTCCTTCTAAAGAATACCAATCCCCACTTTCGTATCTAAAATCCCTTTTAATATATTTAGATGGTCGGTAAGATGCAATTTCTTTATGTGAATCATCTACAAAGAAATATGGCTCAAAGGATTTTATTTCAATTCTTTTGTTGCCGTTTTCTCTCCAAGATAGAAATATATTTTTATTATCATTCATTACATCAATTATCATTTACTCACCTAGTATGGGGGGCGCAAATTAGTTTTCTATTTTCTCCTATTAGTAATAGGGGGAATTCATCTTTTATGTAGAAGTTAATTTCCCCTTTGAAAAACTTATGTAAAGGAGAAGACCACTCTACAGTGGCCGCTTCTCCAATACTATTTGTTATAGGTAGGTTTCTAGAATATTTATTTGTAGGGGTGTTTTCAGAACTAATAGTTAGTTCTTCTCCTGTATAATCTAATTTATAGATACCGCTTTTTACCAATTCACACATATCAATTGTTTCTTTGAAATAATCGGCATGTAGTGTAAAAGCACCTTCAAACTTACCATTCCCAAATAAAAATAATTCTTCGGGGGTTTCATAAGAAACATGGTTCAGCATTCCTTTCAATCTAGAAATAGCGTTTGAATTAGGATGGTTGATTATTCTTGGTAGTGTAACACTTTGCTCACCGTTAAAAATAGTCAAAACATCTTTACCGTCTACAACTATATTATCATTAAACTTCTTTAGGAAGGGTATAGTTTCTTTTGCATCAAAAACAAATTCCCCTTCTTCTTGTCCGTTGACCTGCAAATTAATATTTAGGCTAAGAGTAGTATTAGCATTCCACAATTCTAAATTATTATTCTCTAAAGAACAATAAACAAAATCGTTTAGATTAGAATTACTTAATCCATACTTTCCTTTACCTTGAATATCTGTCAGTGCATTTCTAAATTCTTTTGCATCTATTTCAAATTTCATTTATTTCCCTCCTTAATCTTTTCATTTCTACTTCTAATACAGATAATTTATCTTGTAGGTTTTTCATCTTATTTCTTTTTAGATATATTTCTTTTGTCTTTTTGATAAAGGGCTTGAGTGAGTGTTTTTCAGATATCGCTTGCAGCAAACATTGTAACTTAACAATGTCATCTTCCTTCCAAAAGAAATCATTGGATGTCTCCTTCATTTCTCCGGAATATCTTATACCTCTATTCTTAGTTTTAGCATATTTATTTGAGCAATACTCACAATCGCAGTGCATACTACACATATCTTTATTTTTATTTTGACAGAGATTATATCTTTCTCCGGTATAAATAATCATTTTACACCTATCGCCTTCTTTTACACCATGCCCCTTATTTACTATGCCACGACACCTAACCCCTGTTGATATAGATTCACTCATATTTTACCCTCTTGTAATTCCGGAATACCATTCCACTTAATGTTAGGAGGATTACCTTCTCTAACAGTCCAAGACTTACCAACTAGATTTCCATTAGTCCTACTACCAACTAATTCAGCCGTAAAATGCATTTCGCCCTTTACTCTTTTTCTAGTACAATAAATCTCTTGTTCTAGTTTACCGCCCCAATCTTTCCAATCCGGCATCATGCCTACTGGAGAATTGTCTAGGTATTTTTCTGTCTCGTGAGTAATATAAATTACATCACAATTCAGTTGGTATATTGTTTCTAAAAGGTGATAGAAAATATTATTTCTAGCACCATATTGATATGGCATTACTTTTGTAACTACTCTAGGATTAGGGTTTACTTTTAGTAAGCACGACTTAAACCAACTATCTACACCATCAAAAACAAAAATAGGATTATCCCCGCCTTCGATTCTTTCTCTAACATATCTAACAAAGGCATGAGAATTATCGTCGCTCTTATCTATATCAACTACATTGTCTTTATTCATAACGATGGGACAATATACATCTATTTTTTCAGAAGCGTTGTGCCATTCTCTCCATGTAGAATCTACTCCTTTATCCCAGTCTAGAACACAAATGTTTCTATCTGGAAAATCTAGAGCAATACCAGTTTTACCACATTTAGGTTCTCCCCAAATTCCTAAAACCATTCTAGAATTTTTTGCTTCTCTTTTCTTTTTCATATAATCAGCAAAAGAAGAATTAAACTCTTCTTGCTTTTTACCAAAAATCGTTTTCTTTTGTTGCTGTATATCTTTCTCTACATTTTTCATACTACTATTAATAATACCCATTTATATCACCTAATATATCTATTTCCTCAAAATTAACCATTTCTCCTCTAAATTTAGACCAAGTGGTAAATATAGATTCGGCAACCTCAAGTTTACATTCATATCTTATTTCTTTAGTTCCAAAGTGCAATTTTAACATTACACCGTTTTCGCTTTTTCTCATAGTAATGAAATCAGCGTTTGTTATATCAGCGATATAACTTCCTACTTTCATTATATATCTTTCATTTATTATCATTTTTATTCCTCTTTTAAAGAATAGGCTTCGCACCTATTCGAGCATCTATTCCTCTCCACAAGTTTATGCTTACACTTGCGATGTGAAGCGTCGCCACGCTTTTGGAGTATCAACTAAACCAATCGTCGTCTGTTTCTTCGATTGCTTCTATTTCTACAGGAGAACCTACTCTTTCTACTACAAGTAGTCCGGAGACATTTATAGTAATAGGCTGTAGTCCTTCTTCTGTTTGTCTTTGAGAAGTTCTACCAATAACAATTACATTACTGCCGATACCAAAATCAATATTGATATGTTCTGGAGTCCAGCAAGTAGTCATATTATTTCCGTTTTCGTAGTCAAACTCTGCATTTAAATCTGTAATATTAATTACACGATTTCCATTTCCATAAGGAGTCATGTTCATATTACAAACTGTACCGTCAGTAATTACATATCTTTCCTTTACTGGAAGCATAGAATTATTATTATGCATTCTATCAATATCTACTAATTCAGTAATCTTAGAAGAATATACTTCTGTAAGAACTTCTACAAAGTTATAGTTGCTCATATCTCTATACTCTTCATTCTCTGGGTCTAGGCTACTATTCATAACTAAACTATTGAGAGTTACTTGCGTATAACCGTAGATATCTTGACCGTTTTCATTTTTAATTACGGACATA